ACCGACGCGGACTGGTCTGTCTGGCGCATGGCTGAGCCCGAGGACTGGCGCGGCGTGGGCGATACCGTGCTGACGGCAAACAGCATCTACCGCATCCCTGACGCCGACCTGGCTCCCATGGCGCAGCAACTCAACACAACCCCGCAGCGCCTCAAGGATCAGGCCGCCACCAAGCTGCTGGGCGCCGTGCTGGATGAAACCAACATGGCGATCATCGAACCCGGCGCCCGCGAGAAGGCAATGATGCACGGCGGCGTCGAGCGCGGGACCATGAAGGGCGAACTGTTGCGCTCGTTCTGGCAGTTCAAGAGCTTTTCCATCGGCATGATCATGCGCCACGGCGCGCGCGGCATGGCCCAGGAAGGATGGGGCAAGGCTGGCTATCTGGCTGCGCTGGTGGCTTCCACCACCGTGCTGGGCGGAATGGCCATCCAGTTGGGCGAGGTGGCCGCCGGCCGCGATCCGAAGGACATCACCGATGACAAGAAGTGGGGCGTACCGGGCCTGCGCTTCGGCCTGGCCTCATTCCTCAAGGGCGGCGCCATGGGGCTGTACGGCGACTTCCTGTTCTCCGATACCTCGCAGGGCGGTAGCTCGCCACTGGCCGCGCTCGGCGGCCCTATCGCGGGCGATCTGGAATCGATCTTCAAGTTGAAGGACAACGCCGCCGACGGCGAAGTCAACCAAACCGGCGGCAAGCTGGTGCGCCTGCTCAAGAGCCACTTGCCTGGCGCGAACCTCTGGTACACCAAGGCCGCCACCGATCACCTGATCTTCAACCAATTGCAGGAGTACTTCTCGCCCGGCTACCTGCGGCGGATGAAACAGCGCGCCCAGAAGGAATTCAAGCAATCGTACTGGTGGGAACCGGGCGATTCGACACCAGATCGCGCGCCGAACCTGGGCGCCGCAGTAGGAGATAAGTGATGCGCGACGATCAAATCACGCGGTTGCAAGCCCTGAGTGAAAGCCTCGGCGAGGTTGTCATCCATGAGGTTGACCCGGCGAACTGGCCCGGTGCCGAGAAAGACCCAGCAGACCTAACCCAGCAGGAGCGGGGTGATAGGTACTGGAGCAAGAAAAACGCAGCCGCCACCATGACGCTGCTGCTCAAGGTCGTGAACATCAGCGGCGTCCTGAACAAGCAAAAGCCGGGTGAGGATGATGGCGCCGCCAAGGAACTGGATGGCGAATTAGCTGCCGCCGAACGTGAGGCCCAGGCCATCATCGACCGGATGCAGCGAGCCGGGAATGTCCACTGAACCAGAGAAGAAAGTCAGCCTACTGATTTTCTTCATGCTGTGGGCGCGGCGCATGCGATGGGATGTGCCGTACATCCATGTGCAGGCGCTTATGTGGCTGGAGACCAAAGGGTCTCTGGCCGTTTTGCGTTGCTTCCGTGGCTTCGGCAAGTCGACGTTGTTGGCGATCTACAACGCCTGGCGCTACTACAAGAACCCGACCGACCGGATATTGCACCAATCAGAATCCGACCCGACCGCGTACAAGACCAGCCGCGATACGCAGAACGTCATACGCAACCATCCATTAACCCGCCACCTGCTACCACCCAACCAGGGCACGGTAGAGCAATGGTGGGTAGAGGGCGCCACGGACTTTCGAAACGCCAGCATGTTCGCCAAGGGGATTTTGTCCAACGTTACCTCGGCCCGTGCAGACGAGTGCCAGAACGATGATGTCGAGGTGCCGCGCAATATCCAGACGCCCGAGGCCCGAGAGAAGCTGCGCTACCGCCTGGGCGAGCAGACACACATTCTGGTTCCTGGCGGCAGCAAGCTTTACATCGGCACGCCGCACACCCACGACAGCCTCTATGACGAACTCGAAAGCATGGGTGCCGACTGCCTGACCATCCGCATGTTCGCCCAGGAGCATCGGATTGAGGACGCTAAACAGTGCGCGTACGACGTTCCGTTTGTGCCGGACGTTGTGTTCTCGGGCATTGGTAAGCATGCGCGCGTGCTGTTGGCTGGGCGGGATTACCAACTGACCAAGACCGGTATCGCCTTCTTCACCCCGCCCGGAACGCTCGTCGACTGCTACGCCGGCAGCGCCTGGCCTGAGCGTTTCGACATGGCGACCCTGGAGACGCGGCGCCGCGAGACCCGGACCATCAACGAATGGGACTCCCAGTATCAGCTGCATTCGAAGCCCGTCACGGAGGTTCGCTTGGACCCGGCCCGCATCATCCCGTACGACGCGCAGCCGGTTATGCGCTATGCCAACGATTCCGCCGCCATGTTCCTGGGCTCGACGCAGATCGTCGGTGCCGTGGCTTATTGGGACTGTTCCCTGGGCAAGATCAAGTCCGATGCCTCGGCCTTCTCGCTGATCCTCACCGATGCGCGCGGCCAGCTCTATTGGCATTTGGCCGTGGGCCTGACCGGGGAGATCGCGGAGTTCGACGGCAAGGACCGGATCATTGGCGGCCAGGTGCACCAGATCCGCGAACTGGTGATCAAGCATCAGATCCCGCGCGTGATCATCGAGACCAACGGCCCAGGCGGGTTTGCTCCCACCATCCTCAAGCAGGCGCTCAAGGGCACCGGCTGCGGGGTAGGGGAGGAACACTCCACCACCAACAAGCAGAAACGCATCCTAGACGCCTTCGAATCGCCGCTATCAGCACGGTTCCTATGGGCGCACGTCGAAGTGTTGAAGGTGATCTGGGACCAGATGCGCGACTTCAATCCAGCGCTCACCAACCAGGAAGACGACTACATCGATTCCGGGGCCGGCGGCATCGCTCAAACCCCCGTACGCATTGGCCGAATAGTCGGGAAACCGACAGAGACCCGTCGTGACAATTGGCGTCCAGATGCGGGCGTTCATGAGGTTCAAGTGGACTATTAAGCCCGCCACCACCCAGGGGGCAGACCATGGCAGTTCCAGCAGGACCAACCGAAAAACGTTACACCGGCAACGGGGTAACCAAGATTTTCTCCATACCCTTCTTGCTCATAGCTGCAACTGACCTGGATGTAATCATTGATGGCGTTGAGGTTGTTTCCGGATACGCGATAACGGGCGCAGGCAATCCGAGCAGCACTATCACATTCGTCACGGCGCCTGCGGACCAAAGCTCAATCCTGCTTACGCTCAACGTACCGTTTGAACGACTGAACGACTACCAAGAGAACGGCGATTTTCTTGCTAGTACTGTAAACCGAGACTTCGACAAGATATGGCAAGCACTTAAGCAGCTCGTTCGGTACAGCACCAGGGCGCTTACGCTCGGTGCTTTTGACGTCGATGGTGCCGGACTGTACAGGGCCAAAGGTAATGGTATCGCCAACCTCGGATCTGCCAATGGCGTTGACACGGCGGCAGCGAACTGGAAGGACGTTAAGGACCAGATAGCGTTGGTTCTGGCGACGGGCCAGGGTCCAATCAATAATGCGGCGAATATGGCTTACATCACTCCATCTAGCAACGTGCGCACCGTTCAAGGCATGTCCGGGGCTGACGGCTCGTATTTTATTGGGCATGGGGATACGACAGTTGGTGCTGAGATTGTTGCCATTGATGCTCAACTACAAGCACAGGCTGGGCAGATATCCAAAACGGGGATCTATCCGGGGCAGCACTTTGCGGCAATTAATGGCGGCCAGTTAAACAAACTGCGCCTGGCTTTGACTGATCCGTTCATGCAATACCTTGGAATCTGCATCATCGGTGACAGCATCACTTGGGGGATGACGGCATCCGGCATCGCGCCGATTGAGCCGCGAGGCGGCTCTCTGACAGATTCCAGGAACAACGGTTCGTCGGCGACCTGGGTGAATCTTTTGCACAAGTGGTTGGGCGCCGAATATTACGATTCGACAACGGTTGAAGAAGGAATTTGGCCTGGCACGCCAAACGGCGTGGCACAGTTCACCTACACCAAAGCTGTGGATATGTTTCCAGGGTTTGCACCGTTTGTTAAGGTCGGCTCGTTCTCCCAGCTTGTTGATGCGGCATCAACCCTGGGGGTTTTTTGGTTTGTGAACATGAGTTCGTCGGGTAGCGGCCCCCACTCGTTCACTTGGACCATGACAGGAAAAAGCTTTGATCTGCGTTTTGCCGCAGTGCCCAATGGGGCGGATTACAAGGTATATGTCGATGGTGTTCTGCAAGGGCAATACAAAACCAGTTCCACCGATCTGGGAATTCCTGTCAGCTATCGCAATAGCAGAACTCACGACTTCACATTTAAAAAGGGCGCGGTGATACGCGTAGAGGCGGTAGGCGGTAACGTTGCTCGCGATGTACTTCAAGTTGAATCGATCCGCCTCAACCGAAAAGTAAGAGTGACCAACCAAGGGATTATTGGTGTCGCGTCTGATCGTTATTTGAATGTGCTGCTGTCAAGCGCGCTACGCGCCGATGATTCGTTCTGCAAGATTCAGATTGGCACCAATGATCGCGGCATGCCCCCGGCTATTGGGGCTCCAACTTCCCCAGCGACACTCAGCAAGAACATGGGGTTGATACTTGACTACGTGATTGCGGCAGGGGTATCGCCCATCATGATGTGCGCCAATGAGGTAGTGGATAACAGTCTGCCTACCTATTACTACAGCATGGGCCAAGTTAGAACGGTGCTTTCGAGTTTGGCAATAAGCCGTGGTGTGGACTTTATTGATCAGTTTGCACTTACCAAAAGACTGCAGGCGGCAGGTGTTAATTATTTGGCTGACGGCCTTCACCCAAATGACCTTGGGCATTTCTTGATGTTCGAAAACATCAGGAACGCCATCGGCAACCCGGTGTTTGTGGCCGAAAAGAGCCTTGCCAATTACTACGAAACCACGGTTTCCTGGACAGCCGGCGCCGTACAGACCATCACGCACAACCTGGGTGCGATCCCTGTTCGCGTTGAGTTTGAAGTCGTAATGAAAACGGCGGGGGCGGGAATGGCTGTAGGTCAGTCGGCCATGACTTCAATGACGATTCAGGCTGCTGCGAGCTACAACGCAATGGCACGCAGCGGCACGACTACAACAGTGGAGGTTGTTGTTGCGCCCCAGGGCCTCGCGGTTCTGGTCGCCGGTGGCTCAAGCGTCTTGAGCCCTGCCCAGGCTGATTTGAAGGTGAAGGTTTTCACGTAGATGGGAGGGGCGGTCGGCAAGGACGCCAACTACCCGTTCACCTTTAATTTGAATTCTGCGCGCTGCACTTCGGTCACTCCATCACGCAGCGCGTCGAGATAATCCGCATACCACTGCATCATGTGGCGGCGCTGGGCCAGGTATTTGGCTTTGTTGTACACGCCGCTTATGCCGCCTTCCTTGTGGGCCAACTGCATTTCGATGTGATCTTTCTCCCATCCGTGTTCGCGCAGCAGCGTGCTTGCGGTGTGTCGGGTGCCGTGACCTACCAGCCTTCCTTTATAGCCAACCAGGGCGAACACCTTATTAATGGTGTTCTCGCTGATAACCGGGTTTGCGTGGCCGTTACCGGGGAACAGGTATCGACTGCGCCCGGTTAGTTCGTGCAGATCTCGCAGCGCGGTGACAGCCTGCTTTGGTAAAGGGATCATGATGTCCCGGTCCATCTTCATCTTGGCCGCCGACACGCTCCACACCGAAGCTTCCAGATCGAAGTCGGTCCACTCTGCCCACCTGGCCATGCCTGGGCGAGACGCGGTCCACAGCGTGAGCATCGCCGCCGCCCTGGCAATCAACCGGCTGGGCGAGCGCTGCATGGCCCGCATGAAGTCGGGCAACTCGTCTTCCAGCAGGTGCGGGTATTGTTTGGTGGCGGGTGCCTGGGCGGCGATCACCAGCAGCTCGGAGGCCGGGTTGTATTCCATCATGCCCTTGGCTATGGCCTGGCTGAAAATCTCCTTCAACCACCCGCGCGTTTTCTTGGCGACGTTGAACGCCTCGCGCGCCTCAATGCTGGCGAGCAGGTCGGCGCAGTGCCGGCGGGTGATAGCGCTGACCTGCAAATCGCCCAGCGCGGGGTAGATGTCCTTGTCCAAGTAGGTCGTGATCTTGTCGAGGGTTGACGCCGAACGCCCGTCGCGCTCCTTCTTTTCAAGCCAGGCAGTGGCCACGGCGCGGAAGGTGCTGGCGGTGGCGGCCTCCACGGCCTTCTTGACGGCCTGCTTGTGGTTGCCTGGGTCGATACCTTGCTCAAGCAGGGCGGATGCCTGTGAGGCTTTCTCCCTGGCGCGCTTGGCTGAATACTCCGGGTATCCGCCCAACCCCAGCCAGGTCCACTTCCCGTCAGCCACACGCTTGTAGCGGAACTCCCAGCGCTTGCGCCCATTGGGTGACACCACGAAGTAGATACGATCGATGCCGTACGTCTCGCGGTATTCCTTGGATTCAGGTTCAAGTGAGGACAGGACGGTGTCGGCCAGGGGGCGGCGCTTGATGTCTGATCGCTTCAATTCTTGTATGGCCGAGTTCGTAATTTTGGCGAACATACATCACGCCATACACACATACAAGGAACATACACGAACAAATACAAACAAGCAGAAACAAGAAAGCCGGCGCAGTGGCCGGCTTTGCTGTGTTTTGGGTCATGTCTGAGCAACATGAAACCAATGGTTGGTGCCCCGAGGGAGACCCAAACCATCCAATAAATACGGGAGTTTCAAGCGTGTTTCGATGGCGCCCATACAAACGACCATACAGGGCGGTGTGCACTATGCCGTTTTGAAGGGTAAATATTGCCCCGCGCGGGCGGCGGGGCGAAGGGATTGTACTTACGCAGCGTGCCGGCTGTCAGCCTTTGATTTGATCCAGGCCTCAACCTCGGCTTTCACAAAGTGCGCGTGAGCCTGGCGGTGTGGTCCGTCCTTGATCGGCTTGGGAAAGGTCGAGTCCTTTGTACGGACCCGATGCAGCGTGGTGCGTCCGATGTTGAGCATGCGCATCACGTCCTTGGAGCCGATCAGGACGCGTTCGGTGGTGTCATTGGTCATTGGTCATGTTTCCCTGAAAATTTATAACAAGTCCGCAACGCACGCACACGTCGCAGTGATAGGTGTCGCTCCGACATTTAGCTGCCTCAATCGCACGGATCACGTGCGAAGCTTCACCGCCCCTTGAGCTCAGCGGCCCCGCAGTCTCTGTATGCGAATAGCGCCCCTGAAACTTGTGGCCCAGCCACGACGTGCATTTTGCGGGCTGTAAGCCGTAAATCGTTTTGTCATTGGTCATAGGGTGTCCTTGCCGCTATAGCGGCTGACTTTGAAGGGGGAGGGGTTACAGAGAGGGGTTAAGCTTTGAGGCCGTAGACGCACCCACCAGGGCAAGAGCCGCAGCAGGTTGTCGCCACGGCTACCGGAGCGGGCTGCTCGGCGTTGCCTGGCAATGCGGAGGCGATAATTAGCGCTACGTACTCACGCATCGCAGCTCTACCCTGTTCTGGCATATGGCCCCATGAATAGTCCATGCACTCGGAAAGTGTGCGGGCTGCGGATTCGATGTCATACGCGCGCGGCTCGCCCTGGTGCTGGGGTGCGCGGGAATCACCGCTGACCTCTTTGTCTAGCAGGGCGCGCATTTCGGCGGGCCTGTCTTTGAATCCGGCCGACTCCAGGCATTCAGCCCAGTATGAAAGCAGTTCACGCGGCACCAGAACGCCGTCAATCGTTTGGTTGGTGGTCATGGCTTCACCCTCACGCCAGCGTCTTCAATGGAGCGAACAACAAGGTCTTGCCACATCGCCCATTGACCGCCTCCATCAGGATCAAAGTTATCCGGCAGCTCAATTTCTAAGGCTGCTCGTGATGCTTGCCAGATCTCCCATTGGATTCCGGGGCGCTCGTATAGGTAGCTTCCGCAAACATCAGTGGAGAGCCATTCCAAGCCACATTGTTTGTCGCCCTCAAAGTATTTTTTGAGATACCAAGCCTCGAATTCTTCACGGCTCTTATCGCTCATAAATCACCTCAGCAAATCAGTTGTGCCAGTGCCAGCAGGCACCAGCAGTAGGCGGGGAGTTGGGATTTCATTGGTATGGCTCTCCGCATTCCGGGCACTCAAGAATGCTTGCGTAACCATGGTGGCAATCGCCGTTTACTAGCTTGAGTTCGGCTTCAATCTCCAGCCATACATCCACATCGTGCGCCACGTCATTGGTGAAAGGGTGTGCCTTGTGCAACAACCCCACCAGCACATCCGCCCGCTCATCTGCTGCGGCCAAGCCTTGGCGCGCCTCAGTCAGTTCGTTGTGCAACTGCGTGAATGCCGATTCAACCCTGGACGAGATAGTCCCTTTGCCGACATGCTCGGCCCATTCCTTTTCTTCGATCATCAAAGCCATGCTATGGCACTGGTCGAGTTCTTCATCCGCTGCGGTCAGGCGCTGTTGCAGTTCGTCACGCTCCAAATAGAGGCGAGCCAGTTCAGCGTCGGTTGATTCTCTCGTTGGTGTAGCCACAGTTATTTCCTTGCCGGGCCATGCCCGGGCGGTGGAGTTGGGGAGTTATGCGGCGTCAGTCGCCGTCGATCGATAGGAGGGAGAATGCTGTTGCTGCCACTCGCGGAACTTGTCCATTGCCAAGGGCTTTAATTCGGTCCAACCGGAAGGCCACCCCATCAGCCATTCGACCCACTCCGGGTTCAGTGGGCCACCGACCACTTGAGGTAGACACTCGCCTGATTTGCTGCCCGTCCTTTCCATGCGGCTTTTGCCTGGGTACCTGTAGTCGCGCCTTACAGGTGTCGGCCAAAGTTTGACTGCTGCGCTCAGACCCCAACCGGCGTTCTTGCTGCTGCCCGGCTGGTTGTGATTGCCATGTACCGTTATCGTGGGCCACAACCCAGCAACGTTCGCGCTGATGGGGCGCTCCGCAGTCGGATGCTGAAACAATGCACCATTGCGCGTCATACCCCATTTCGGCAAGGTCACCGAGGACCACGGCAAGTCCTCTTCCCACAAGCAAAGGTGAGTTTTCCACGTAGACGAATCGAGGTCGTACCTCGCCGACGATTCGCGCCATTTCACGCCAGAGTCCAGAGCGGGCGCCATCGATGCCGTCGCCATTCCCGGCAGCTGATATGTCCTGACACGGGAATCCGCCAGAAACCACGTCAACAAGGCCGCGCCATGGCCTTCCGTCAAAACTGCACACGTCAGACCAAATCGGGAAAGCTGGGAGGGCTCCATCGTTTTGTCGTTGCGCCAGAACTTGTGCGGAGTAGGCATCACGCTCAACGGCGCAGACGGTGCGCCACCCGAGAAGGTGGCCGCCGAGTATTCCGCCACCAGAGCCTGCGAAAAGAGCCAGCTCATTCATTTTATCTCCAGGGTTTGTGTGTCACGACGGCATGTCACGCAATGCGAATATGCGCAGCCAGTTGCTCGTCGGTCATGCGGTCGGCGCCACGGATGAATCGAGAAATCAGGTCTTGCTCTTCGTCGATCCCGGTCCTGGCCATGACCCGTTTAAGCGCGGCGTCATCGTTGTGATAGAGCTTCGTGACGATCTGGCGAGACAGCAGGGCGGCTTCTTTTTCCGCCTTGGTCATCTTGTCCCGCTCGCGCTGGTCGCGTTTTCGTTCTGTGGGAGTCTTGGCCATGGCCTACCTCTTGCGGGCTATGCGGCGCATCGTTGGCCGCCTGCGCGTGACTTCGGATAATCGATTGAGTGCTTTTCAAGGATCTTGAGCAGCGTGGTGCCGGTTATCTTTAGCTTTACGCACAGGCGGCGCCTGCTGATGCCAAGCTCTTTGAACGCGTTGATTCGCTCGACCAGAGTTGCTTCATGCTCGGCGGCAGCCTTGAGTCGATCCGGGCTGTTGTGTCCGCCGTGGGATGAGCGCTTGAACTTGAAGTCGAATTCTTTCGACATGGCGAGCAGTGTTCTACGACCGATTCCGGTGATGTCGATCACTTCGCTTTGAGTGTGGTCGGGAGCGAGTTCCATCACCCATTCCACTCGCTTACGGCGTTGCTCTTGCCTGATCTCAAGCGGAGTGGGAGGCGGAGGTGTGAAAGGCTCAACTCGGCGCCGAACGAATGGTTTCGGCGCAGGTGGCATCTGCGTGCTGTACGTGATCGGCTTCGGGATATAGCCGCTGGCGGGGCCTTCTTCGATCTTGCCGCCGGCGGCCAGGAACTGCTCGGTCAGGGAGTTCAGCTCGTTCGATGCTGGCCGAAGGCGCTCTACTTCGTTCTGTAGGATGCTGATCATGCTGACTGCCTCGCTTTGTTCAGTTCAGCCTTGCGGATCTCCTTTGCGGCGACCAGGGTAGGCTTGAGGTTGTCGAATCCGTGGACGATGACGCGTCCTGCGTTGTAGGCGGACTCAAGCGCCGCCATATCCGGCGCATTTGCGATGTCGGCGAGCGCGTCTACCAGCTGCTCCTTGGCCCTGTCTTCCGGGTTCAGTCCAGAGTTCAGCCAGGCCAACAGGCGGCGGCCGGTGTCTGCGCCGATCAGTTCTGGCTGGTCGAACAGCTTCGTCCGGTCCTTGCTGGCTGTGGCGGTATGGCCGTCGTGGGTAAGGTCCAGCACCACGGTGAACTCGTAGTCGGTGCCGTCGCGCTGCTCGGACTTCATGCCCAACTTGAGGATCTTCTTGCCCTCGCCTTGGACGGTCTCCGTCTTGCTGCGCATGGTGCAGATGATGTGCATCGAGCTGGTTAGGATCTTGTCCGTCAGCTTCCGGTGGCGCGGCGTGGTCTCGTTCCAGGCTGCCCAGGTGTTACCACGGAATTTCTGATGAGCAACTGTCTCGTTCTGCTCAAGGCATCCGCCGGATCCGGTCCACTCATGCGAATAGCTGTCGATGATCAGCGTGTCGTAGCCTGCCTGTTCAGCTGCCACGATCGCCTCAATGTAGCGTTCAGGCGAATACGGCGCATGCAGCTCCATTGCGTCGAAGTCGACCAGGTCCGCGTATAGCGATGCGCTGCCGTGCTCAGTGTCGATTACCGCGATACGCCCGCCCAGGCCCATGGCCAAGAGGAGAGCTGAATAGGTTTTGCCAGATCCAGACGGCCCGGCAAGTGCCAGCCGTAGCTTGGCCTGCTTGCGTTCGGCTTTCTTGAACATTTGAGTTTCCTCAGTTTGGTTGGTTGTCCCACTGCCGCTGGATGCGGCTCATGGCTTCTTCGTACTCTTTGCGCTGGTCGCCGGTGAATCTGTCCGGCGAGAAGGCGCCTACCGTCATCCAGTCAAATTGGGCGGCCATAGCAGGGCTCATACAGCCCTCCGGTAACTCAGGCCCATCAGCTGCGCGGCCTGGGCCATGGTCTGGGGTTGTATGACGCCCAGGTTGCTGGCTACTCGCTTCAGCACTACGAGGTCATCCAGGGTGAGTGATCGGTCGATGTAGCCGGCCAGCGTGACCAGCTTCGACTGGCTGGCTGTCAATGCCATGCCGAGGTGCACGACGCTGAGCTGGCGAACATCCCGGCCCACCGCAGCACTGACCGACTCGAAAACCTGCTCCAGCTTCTTCTTTGCGTAGTTCGCCTCGACCTGGGCGCGCTTGCGATCATCGACGGCGGCGGCAAGCCTGGCTTCCAGGTCCAACACCAGCTCAGCAGAACCGCCAAGCTTTTCGATGCGCTCCCGCTCAGCCTGACGGTGGGCAGCATCTAGTTC